TTAATAAGACCCACGGTAACTCCTATTTAGTTGCAAGGTACAGATCAATTTCACCAGTAAACGTACCACCGAATGTAATTGGGCCTTCTAACCAACCCAATTCTCCGAAGGTTATTTGTTGTGAATTAGCAGACCAGGTAACAGTGTAGACTCTACCATCTCCGTCTGTGATTGTAAAGGTATTCCCTGCTGTACCTCCAGTCCAGGAACCACCTTTGATTCTAGCATTTGCCACACCGAAAGGAGTAATTCCGGCTGTTGTGACTCGCCAGATACGACCTGTGAAATCATTAGCCATTGGCTGCTCCTTTCTTAGTTAAAGTTGTACGAAGCGTGGACTACAATACCATAAAAGTCTATAGTACCAGTAGCGCCACTAGTAAAGTTCACATTAGCAATTACTTCAGTATCCGCAGCGGTAATCATAGCAGGTGTCGCTACAACTATGTTTTTAACATAGGGAGTAGCTTGAATTGCTGTAGGAAGACCGTTGGCACCGATAGCAATCAAGTTCTTAACCACCGGCGCGGTTGCATTAGCAAAAGACGTAGTTGTCAAACCAACCGTAGCTACAGCAGCAGCCAACCCACTGACAGTATAAATCACGTCAATGGAGTTAATCTGCATACCCTTTGGAATAGGACCACTCTGCATAGCACCTAGCGTTGCAAGTTGGGCAGCAGTAAGTGGAGGAATCCCAGGCAGTAATGCCAGAGGACCACTTGTGCCCGCTACAGTCGATGGCCCAGCAACCGAAGCTGCTGTACCATATTCAGATTGATCGTAAGTCGAGGCATATACTCCAGTCCTCAACAAAGCACCAAGATTGGCAAAGAATGTACTTGCATCCGTAGCAGGAACATGGCTCACCATCAAACCTGGGCCTGTACTTGCTTTAGAAGCCAGTCCTGCAATGTCCGTAAACCACAAAGCGTCCACAAAAAACTGAAGGTCTGGATAGGGCGTGTTTCCTTCAAACCTTCCTTCAGAAATACTCATGGCAATCCTTCCAGCGCCTTCGCGCTCTTAGACTAGAAAATCTTCAACTTCTTCTGCAAAATCCGGGTGCCTCAACTTTTCTACTGGTACAAATTCTTGCTTACCGTCTGTGAGAACTTGTGCAATCTTAACATCTCGTTCTCCCAGTAATCCCGGTGTACCGTTAGCATCTTGACATTTCGGACAAAGTAACAGTCCACGTTCCCACTTCATATCCGCTATCTTTGTCTTTGAATCGCATCTGGCACAATAATGCCACGGTCCAGTCCAGTAGGTATGTTTGAGTCCGGTTTGCGCAAAAAAGCTCATTCAGAATCCTCAGAGTGAGTTGGCCGGCGGAGCAGGGTCAACCGGCCTTCTCACTATCGTAGCAAAGTTTCTTGCTACAATCCTACGGTCCCTGTGTACCAAACACACCTTGCCAACGAGGACAAGCAGCTGCCATTCTTAAACGAGTCTTCTGTTTAATCGCATCCGTGTCGAAGTCGTCGTCAAAGTCTGTCGAAGGCTTCTCCCTGTGAATAACCGTCAGAGAGTGATCCTGTTTTTCGGCAACCAAGAACCATGCACTCGGACTGTTGAGCCAAGGAACTTCCAAGTTCTTATAATCCTCAGGCAACAGAGAGTTAATAGTGTTATCTCCCGTGTAAGGCTTTCCAGGAGAACCCAAAATCTCTCTAACAAGGAACCTCAACTCAGGAGGAGTGATCAGATTCTGCCACTTTAGCCTGATCGGGAAGCCCATGTTATCAACCATGCGTGCAGCATAGTTAGTAGCAAGTTGCAACCCAGCTACAGAGAAATCAATATCCACTGGAGGCCGATTCGGCCATGTACCAGCAGCAGAGATAACTCCAGCAGCACCAGGAGCAAGCTGAGTAGCCTGAGCACCACCAAGCAGGGCATGTTGGTTATAAAAGAGTGGATTACCGTCAAACGTAGTAACCGCGCTAGTAAAGCCGAGGTTAAACACATTCCACGCAATCATCTCTTGAGTGAAGGCCGCCGACCGTGCTAACAACGTCGGTCCCTTCTTTCCAACCAACCCATACTTATCGTCATCATACAATTCCTTGGAAGTTCTCATTCCAAGAGAATAGGTCAACGGTTCAATGCGCTTTGACGCACCCTGCTTCATTTCCACATACGCGGTAGAAGCATCTTCTGGTTTCTCTTGCAGTGCAGAGATTCCTGCCATCTCTAGGAACTGCTCATATTGAGAATCCGAATCCATCTCATTGAAGACCTTTGGATAATCCGAAGCCTTCAACGAAGAGTCAAGGAAGTCGGAGTAGATTTTTCTCAGCCCCGGCTGCATTAACTGTGCAAACTTTCTTCGTACTTGAGGCATTTGCTAATCTCCTTCGACTAAGCTACTTGAACAGCGGTTGTGAGGAATACGAAGTTTACAGGTGCATTAAGGTAAGAACCCATCGGCAGCGCCACAATTTGCACTACCGCATTGCCAGCAGTCTTGTTCTTGTCTACATAGAAGAAACCCCATGTAGAATCAGCCGTCAGACCATACTTCTTACCAATATCTGCCTGAGTAGGAGTCCAATCAGCAGCAACAGTTCCAGCCGCATTATCAAACAATGCTTGGAAAATATTGTCCAGATTCGGATCTACGAACAATGTCCGACCATCTGATGCAGGAGTTCCTAGAGCGATGTTTACACCATTGGGCTGATTTGGAACCTGTCCCCAAGTCTGTATAGCATCCGATCCAGTAATCCCACCAAAAGGCAGAGCAGGAGCACCCGCCCCGGCAGTGCCAAGGTTAAGTCCAAAAGATTCTGAAACACCCAGAATCCCCGCTGTTACTGTAGTTCCATCCCACTGTTGAACATAGCCGGAGCTATTCAGTTGCACTGGGACGCCAGATTGAAATTGCTGCGCTGCCGCTTCTGGCTGAGCACAGGTAAAAGGCGTAGTATTTGCCTTATTCTGTACCTGGATTATCGGCAAATGAACCGTGAGATTTGCTGCGGCCATGTGCTTTATTTCCTTTCCCTACGTTAAATAGCTCCCTGCTAAGCTACGAGTTAAAGTTCTAGCCTAAGCATTATACAGCTCTAAGCCACCGAGATCGAGTTCGTCTTCGAGTTCGTACTTTCCAGGAGCCTTAGTCCGTGGAGGGCGGCTCGTGTTGCTAAGTTGTTTTCTGGAAAGCTCAATCACTTTCTTACGTTTTGCAAAGAGGATACTTTTATGAACACGAAGACAAACTACATCTTCCCACTCCAGCATACCCTCTGAGTTGAACTTGAGCACTTCCTTGAAGTTAGGATGAATATGCTCAGGCTTCAAAAGTTCATAACCCATAGCCTGTAGAGTGCCAAGTCTACGCTGATCCTTGTGACCCCACACAGGCATATACTCAGGGTCTTTTAATACCACATTCAAGTAATCAGGCAACTCATGGTCAATTGCTGGAATGTAGGTGCTTGCCTGCATAGCATCTGCTTCGGTCATAGTAGCCCAATTAGGAGCTACTGGCAAAGTAGCTGCTACTTTAGCAGCCTTCATATCCTTGAGAACACCTGCCACTGCTTTCGCAAGCTCATTGGTAGACTTTGTAGGATCGACTACGGCAGCAGCAATCTTTGTAGCTTCAGGACTAGACATAGCCAACTCCTTCGTCATCTAGAATTTTAACATACTCTTCCGGCTTAAAACCTAAGAGTTTTGCAGCCTTACGAATGTCGTCGGTAAGTTTAATCGGTTCGTGAGCATCTGTACCTGTTCCACCAGCAGCTCCACTTGACGTGCCTCTGGAACCTTCTCCAGCAGCAAACCGAGTCTTAATTTTACCTTCCATGATCTCTGGAGTATGCTTACCTACGATAGTGTGATAGCAGTTTGCTACATTAGAAGGATCATTTCTAAAGGTAAGCGGTTGAGCATTAAGAAGCGCATCTACTTCTTTCTTAATATCTCCATGATAATACTTAAACTCCTCAGCCTTATCTTCAAAAACTTCCCGCTTAATCTGATCTGCTCGGATAGTCAGTAAAGCATTATTTGTTGGCTGAGTAGCAAGTGCTATCGCATCCTTAGTTCGACCCTCTAGCATAAGAGCTTCAATCTGCTCCTCCAGAGTACCATTCTTAGCTTCTGATGCTGCTCTACTACTCGCCGCAGCGGCATCATCCTTTTCTTTTTTCCTAGCAGCAACATCAGCAGCCTGAGTATCTGCTAAACCTTGAAGCAGCACAGTCAACTTAGGAAGTTCCTCTGATGCCTTAACTCCAGCTTCAAGTTGTTTCTTGAGGTCTTCTGGAATCTCAGTTTTCTCTTCCCCATCTTCAGCTTTTTGCCACCACATTTTTGCCATCAGACGTTACCTCCTTCCTGCGAGTGCTTCATCTTTAGTACTGTCTGTTCCTTCTGATTAAACTGTTCTTCCAATTCCTTGAGTCGAGTTGGAAGATTTAGTAAAAGCCCGGTAAATCTCAACTCTGTACTAATAATTGACGCTCCAGCCTTAGCTGTGCTGACCTCTAAATTAGGCGGCATATTCTCAATCTTAGAAATAGCCTCCTGTCTAAGACTAGCCAAAAGTATTAGTACTGGCTGGAACTCCTCCTTGAGCCATAGCTCCTGAAGGGACTGACGATACGGAATTAGGTCTGCTACCGTTTTGATTTCCATTCCCTGCTCCTGCTTTAGCAGCCTGCTCTACTTGCTGCATTGCGTTTTCGATAATCTTATCCACAGATGGTAACACTGTGTCTATATTATCTTTGTTAAATGCACGCAACAAAGCTATTCCTGTTGCCCTTGTTGCAAGAAGCATGTCCATATAATACTGATGAAGATCAGGAGCTATACCAGGAGTAGCAAGCGCCTGAATAACCTGTGCTTGGCTCTGATAGATTCTATCAAGACGATCAGACAGCAAGATATCATTCTGTCTGTCTAACTCCTTATTCATCGAAGCCGAAGCTGGTCTAAGCCGAAGACCTAGTGTACCAGCTTTGTAGGCATCAAGAGCCTTTTTCAAACTCTCAGCGCGGGTGCCATACTTAGCAAGTTTCGAGCCAATGCCAAAATGTGAATACATAGTCAGGAACTTCAACCCAAGTTTCACATGAGCTGATCTTAAATCTCCGGTTCGAAGATTATTCCTGTTATTTTGCTGCATCATCACCATTGATGTGCCAGCCGCAGAGTATATCCCACGTTTCGGATTCATAATCCCACCACCTGTACCACCAGTAGCAGGATCAACACCAGTACGTTCTTTGGCTATGGACATATGAAACTGATCAGGACTATCGCTGTATCCCAAATCTGTCCCAGGCTTTAACCACTCAATTTCATCTTTTCTAGCGGGTATTCCAGCTCCAGGAAATATATCCAAAATACTACCCAGTTTGCACTCAGGATCAATCCTCCATAATCCCAACATAGCATAGTTTCTATTGTTTGTACGCCAGTTGTTATTATTCGAGACTTCCTTCTGCACCATATGAATCATCTCAGCGAACCCTGTGCCAAGATACGACTCATCATCATAAGCCAGTTTCATATCTTGATATGGCAACATATTCTTTGGATAGTTATTAAACGCTATCCAAAGAATACGCTCTGAACGCTTGTGATACTTGGCCTGAAATGCGTAGGTTTTTCCACTGAGCAGGAACGTAAAATGCAGATTATAAATATACCAGCGAGCAGCGCCAGAATCCACACCGCTTCCGTCGATAGAAAACTGTTCGTTGATCTCACGCTCCATCTCCGTTTCTTGGACTGCATCAGGTTGATTTAAGAGATAGTCTATATCTTCTTGTTTGTAATAAGGACTCTTAGACTTTAGGTCTTGCAGTGCCCACATATCCAAAGCATCAATATGACCAAAGAGCTTCATATTTTCTAACTTCGGCACTGAGGGATCAAAGATAAAACGATTAAGTGGCAACAACTCAGGATGAGGACCATCGCGCTTAGTGAATACACTTTCTTTCGACTCTACAGGCGAACCTTCTGTTTCTCCACCGCCAATATACTGTCGCTCGACCTGCTCCTCAAATTCATAAGGAGTATAAATAACTCCTGTGCCATATTTAATCGCACTGTGGTCAGCCGACTGTTCTACTCTGTAGAGATCAAGTTCCTCTGGATCATAAGCCATGTCCATGAGAAAATCTTGAATCACTTGCTTTAACTCTTCTCCATCTTTAGTAGGCAAATCTCCACTCATTGTGGCCGCCCATAGAGGATCATACATCCACTTTCCAGCTACCACACGTGCCAGCAATTCATCGCACGACGTACCAATAATCGGTATAACCAGATTGGCCGCGCCGGGCCACGGCCAATCAGCTTCCTTATTCTTTGGACGGGCCTTGTAGAGACGGACATACTCAGGAAGTTTTTCAGTACGAAATGTCTGAAGACGCCGATCTAAGTGTGCAACTTTGTCCTTGATAAAGTCACAAATATCCTTATAATTATCCGGTCCTATGAGCCTCGGCGTTACTTCAGTAGGTGGTTGATATGACATTCTAGCGTCCTTGTGGTACTGTAGCTGCTAATCCAGCAGGAGTTCCCGTGTTCTGCTGCATCGTAGCTTCTTTATCTCCACCTTGTTGTGAACGACTTGAGGAGATAACCTGACCAGTTAATAGACCAATTCCTGCCCCGATAATACCGGCTGCAAGATTTCCGTCGATTCCAAACTGCTTGCATACTACAGCAAAAGTGCAACCGATTACCATGACAAGCACAGCTAGGATAGGAGAACTTATCGTATTGAGTGCTGCGATCCATCTTTGTAACATTTTATACCCCCACATGAGCTGTTATCTTACCATGATCGTATGCAGATTTTGCTGCTGCGTAACCCTCTTTCCAGGCTTCAAGTTTTCCCAGTTTTACAGCATGGTCTGTTAAATCCCTTGTGTGCTCATCAAGTTGAAGATCATGCTCTGTTAAATGCTTATCATGGTTATTTTGATTTGAATACAGCACGCCAGCAAAGAAGAAGCAAGTGATTATACTGACAATCGTTGGTCCCCAAGCTGCCCAATCCATACACTCTCCCTAAGCGGCTGCTGAAGCTACCCGGCGCCGGTATTGTGCCATCTGCTTCGACATAAATCCATCAATCTTCTCTTTAGACACTGTGTCAAACTTCCAAATCTGAGGCCCGTAGCTCAGCACGTCAAGAAGATCAATTAGCCCTTTTCGTTGGCCATACTGTTCTGCCTCTTCTTTAATTTCGGTACAGTTGTTAGAATCTAACCATAGCTCATGACGCTCTACTATGGGAATGAAATTCTCAATACGCTCTGCCTTGGCATTAGCGTTTTGTGGAGTTTTAAGAGGCAAAAACTGAATCCCGGCAAGTTCAGGACGAGATTTCTTGTGTTCTTCTACGAAGTAGTTCAGATGATAAAGCAGGTATTTCTGCGCCGCAACAGCTTCTACATATACGACGCGGAGTTTCCACTTGACAGCGTAGAAGAAGAGCCGCTCTACAAACTGATCAATAGGAACTGCCTTAGCCCACTGGTCTAACAAATACACTCTACGTGGTTCCTTTGTGACTCCAGTAACTACTATAGCATGACGGCATCGACCATCTTTCCCGACTTCTTGACCCATGTGTGAGCCACCATGATTAGGGTCAACAATCATATACCGATCAAGATTACGTGGGAACACATCTTTTTCTACATCTCCAGCAGCAACGTGATGACGAATTGTGATTCTATATTGCTGCGGCATGGAGATCTCAAAAAGCCTATTGATGCTCTGAGACTCCTTTGGAATAGCTAACGCTCCCGTAACCCGCTCAAAATTGAAGTAACGAAAGTCTGCCATGTTGAATTTGGCTTTGCTAGGATCAATAGGATAATTAAGGAATTGACAACTAAAATGATAGCTGCCAAGACGCCGCTTCCAACGGAGAAGTTTCTCACGTGTAAAAGCCTCTGGAAAGATTGGCTCGCCGAAAGGATGCAGAGAACAACAGCCACCGAGAGCTGAATGAGTAGTCCAGTTAAAATAAGGCTCTTCCTGACGTATGTGTGAGTTAAGATCATCGTGTGACCACCTGTTACCTACTACGATTTCATCAAAGTCTCTACCTGGATTATTGGGGTCGCTGTCTGTAGCTCCCACCAGAATTTGATGGTAGTCGATAGTATCCGCCATAACAATTGAAGATTTCCTAGCTTCTCTCCCGACCAAATCGTCTTGGACGACGACATTATAGTGCCTTGATTGTAAGGCAGCTCCGACACCAATGAAATCAAAAGTCCCTTCTCCTTGACCTCTACCGGCAGGAGTCCGTCGCTGGTGCAGAGATTCATTCGTCCACGTCTCTTTCTCAGTCGGCATTATCTCTGGAAATAAGTGCCTGAAGAACCCATTATTCTCATAATGGTTCGAGATCCTAATACCAAGTTTAATAGCGTTCTTGATGGTT